TAACTTACCAGCTCACGAGCATAACTTAACTTCGTCGGGCATTAATGCAAAGCAGTATTTTGCGATTAGAGACGCTGCCCTTGACAATTTAAACGATTCTCCAGAGGTTGTTTCCTTGAATATAGACACTGTAGGGGCTGCTTCGAGCTCAGTATCAGGGATTCCGACTAGCGGACAGATTCTAAACGGCGGTCAAACAGGTAACGACGACTACAGGCTCGAAGCTGGTGAAGAATTAGGCTCTCCGTTAAACACTATGAATCCATATACAACAGTTAACTATATTATCTATACCGGGAACACACAATGAGTTATATTCTAAATAGAACAGACGGAACTATACTAGTAGAGCTAGTGGACGGAATATTAGACACTGACACTACTGATATTTCGTTAGTAGGACGGAATTTTACAGGCTACGGTGAGTTTATCAACGAAAACTTTATCAAGATGCTTGAAAACTTTTCCAACTCTACAGTTCCATTAGCTCCGTTAAAAGGCCAGTTGTGGTACGACACTAGTATTAACAAACTAAAGATATACAACGGCGAGGAATTTCAACCAGCTGCTGGCAGTTTTGTTGGAATTGTTGAACCACAAGACCCTATAGCAGGTGATACTTGGTACAACACGTCAACTAACCAGCTTTATTTGTATGACGGCGAGGAATTTCAGCTGGTAGGTCCGCAATTTACCTTGCAGCAAGGCCAAAGTGGTGTCTTTGTTCGAACAGTGCAGGACACTAACCTCAACTTTAGAACAGTATTAGAAGTTAGAATCGGCGAGACACTACAAGCTGTTGTTTCTCGCATTGAAATAAGACCTAGGAATACTACAGGCAACATTATTCCTGAGTTGGTAACAGCGGAAAATACAGACGGAACAATATTCCCAGGTTTGAATATTGTAAATTCGTATGACTTTCAGTACCGAGGCACAGCAACCCGAGCACAGAACTTACTTAGTGGAACAGATCCTGCTACTGAGTTTTCTGCATCGCAGGTATTAAGAAACGACGAGAATGGTATACTGGCTGGCAGGTTTACAATCCAAGGCGATGTTGACACTGGAGCACTACCGGAGCTACGTTTAATCGACGACAGAACCCGAGTTGTTATCGAAGACGGCGACCTAGTAATAGAATCAGCTCGCTTAGGTAGTGACATTCGTATAAAAGTTGCCGGCGCACCAGACCCGGTAGAAGCTATTTCGATTGATAGCACTAACAATTACATCGGCTTATTCAGTCCTGCGCCTGCTTATACACTAGATGTCGACGGTGACACAAGGATTACCGGCAATTTAATCGTTGAAGGCACTACTATAACGATTGAGTCGACAACAATTTCAGTCGGTGACAAGAATTTGGAGTTGGGAGTAACAGCTAATCCTACAAACGTTACAGCAGACGGTGGCGGCATAACTTTAAGAGGCGACACTGACAAAACGTTTAACTGGATTGATGCTACAGATAGTTGGACTCTTAGCGAGAACGTAGATCTTGCTTTTGGTAAAGAATATAGGATTGATAACACAAAGGTACTTGATGTAAGTAGTCTTGGAATAGCTATTACAGATGCACCAGGACTGGTTAGGGTTGGTAATTTAGACAACGTTACGTCAGCAGATATACAAGTAGGAGTTGACGAACCGTCGACTATTAACAAAATTAATAACCCAGGACTAATTTTAGATGCTAGCTTTGGCGGTTCACCGGGCGATATAAGCGTTACAAACAGTAAAATTACAGACTTGGTCGGCCCAGATATTGGATCAGATGCTGCAAACAAAACCTATGTAGATCAAGAGATAGATAACTCATTGATAGTATTCTCTTTTGATATTACAGGATGGTCACCGGGCGTTGTGAGCGGAAACATTATTCTGTTCTTAGAACAAGTCTTCCCAACAACAGTTGATAACAATGGCAAACAGGCAAAAGTGATCACTACTAAGATTGACAGTGAGGTAATCGACGGTATCGATGTTTTCAGCAACACTACTATTGACACAGCACAGGTATTAGTAGGTCCTGACCCGGTAACTAACGTTAATCAAATCAATCGATTAGAAGTAGTTGAGTCTATAACTTTGCCTAGTAACCTGTCTGTTCCTTATACTCCGCCGATTGTGAGAGAAGTTAGAAGTTTCGAAGTTGTTAGCGGCAATTGGACAGCAACAGGTGTTGAACCTGAAGACGGCAATGTACAAAACATCTAGTACTTGTAAAACAGATAAATAATAAAAAGCACATAAAGGGGATATGCAAACATGGCTTATCAGATAGATAGATACAACAGGGAGCTGTTGACAGTAGTCGAAGACGGAACACTAGATCAAACCACTGATCTAAGGTTCATCGGCAAAAATTATGCCGGCTACGGCGAGATTCACAACGAGAACTTCCTGTTCTTGCTGGAGAACTTTTCAAACGCAAACCCACCGCCTAAGGCGTTGTCTGGGCAAGCCTGGTATGATAGTTCAGAGAGAAAATTAAAATTCTTCGACGGTACATCTTGGAGATCAACAGGCGGCAGTGAAGTTTCTATGTCAGCCCCAGTTGGCCTTAGTGTCGGTGATTTTTGGTGGGACAATGGTAACGACCAGTTGTATGTATATAACGGGTTTGAATTTATTCTTATCGGACCACAAGACGCAGGTGACGGCCTGACACAAATGGTTAGCCAAGAAGTTAACGACACAAATATTACTCCTAGATCAGTTATTGTTTCTTACGTTAATGATACTCCGATTTCTATCTTTTCCCCTACTGAATTTGAGATTAGTGATCAAGAAGAACTTAGCGGTCCGTTTGATAGAATATCAAGAGGTATTACACTACGAGATTCATCCGACGGTGTAACTACATCGGCTTACCGTTTTAAAGGTACAGCAACAAACGCCGACAAGCTAAACAACCGTCTAGCTAGTGAATTTGTTACAGTAGCGAACCCAGATTTTGTAAACCAAATTACAACAGGCATCGACGGTATGCTGATAGGTGGCTCGTTCAGCTTCTCAGCTGAGACAGGTGGGTCAGAACCTGTGCGTGGTGTAATTAGTAACACCAGCGGCGCAGAAAACGAGATTCAGTTCAAAGCAAATAACTCAAACGATGCTAGCATACACAGTGTTTCTATTACCAGTGAAGGCATCTTCCCTGCAATAGGCGACACATTTGACTTAGGGTCACAGTCGCTTCCGTTTAGAGGAATATATGCTTCGTCGTTTGAAGGCGGCCCGGCATTAAAGGCTGACACTTTAAAGATATCAGCTGGAACATACCTTAGTGCTTCAGTTACAGCAGTGCCAAATACGATCGTAGCTCGCTCTTCGAACAATGTTATTTTTGCAAACGAATTTAACGGTACTGCTACTAACGCTCAGTACGCTGACTTGGCAGAAAAATATACAACTGACGTTGAGTACCCAACAGGAACTGTAATGGCTGTTGGCGGCACAGCAGAAACAACCGAAGCTCAGAGCGACTCTGTGGCTATAGGCGTTGTGTCAGCAGATCCTGCTTTCTTAATGAACTCAGGTTCCGAAGGCCAGGCCCTTGCTCTTAAAGGCCGAGTTCCTGTTCGAGTAGTTGGCGAAATCAAGAAAGGCGAAAGTGTATTTGCTGCTAACAACGGTGTTGCATCAAGCATTCCTTCAGTATCTTTAGTAGGTGTTGCGCTGGAAGACAAGTTAGGCGAGTCAGAAGGCTTAGTTGAGTGCGTTCTCAAAGTATAAATAAAACACTTACATAATAAGGATTCAGAATGGCAGTTACTACAGGCGGAAGAATTTTAGCCGCAGAATACAACAGCTTGCAGAGCAGAATAGAGCGATTACTAGGCAACGGTACTACTTCTTTCGGTTACGGACAGCCTGTTACTAGTTCGCCTGTAAGTATAGGAAGAACAGTAACCGCTGCTAAACTAGCAGAAGTGCGCGATGATCTTGAAACGGCTTATACGTTACAAACAGGTGATCCAATTCCGCTTAGTCTAATAGAGGCCGGCGACTTGATTGCAGCAGAGCAAACAGGCGTCGACACCACAAAGGGTTTTCGAGACTACCTAGATCTAATGACAACATTAGAAACAAATAGGTTTAATTTTGATGCTTCGCAGGTCGAAATAGTTCCGGCGATTGCATCTGACTCGAGAACTAATAGCTGGAGTCGTGTTACAATTACTTCTGAAGTAGAACTTTCCTTTCTTTCATCAAATTCAAGACGACACTTTTTCAATTCAGGCGGACAGGTTCGCTTGTCAGGAGTAGTGTCTAACCTAGCGTCAGGCTCTGCCAGTTACCAGAGAAACTTAGGCTGGAAACAGCTAATTGAGAATCCTGGTATAGTACTATTTGACCGTAACTCTGTAAACGTTACGAACACTGGGTCGTTAAACATTCAGTTTCCACAAACTAACAACTACGGTAATGATCAAGTAAACCAGAACTATACTGAAATTTTTAGAAAGAACGCCTCGGGCGCAGTGTATTCAAACAGTTATTGGACTGTTGAAGTACGTGCACCGTCTAGTTCTACTTTAAGATTTAGAATACGATTGTTTGACGGCGGCCCAGAGAGCGATCCAGACGGCATTGCAAGAGGTAGTGTATACGGCGGCGTCAACGAACCAGTAACTGCTGACATCACAATGCGTTACGGCGGACGCCGTGCAGACGGTTCAGTAACAGTAGCTTTCCCACCCTATTCTATAGTAAATAGCTTCCAATAATGGTTGACTAAAGTCTCCTAGTGTCATAAAATATAGTATGACTAGGAGACTTCTATGGACGAACGACTTGAAAAAGCATTAGACTTTTCAAATTATATGATTACGCTCAACAACCAAAAGCGTATCCTCAAAGAAAAATTTCGCGAACAAACCATCTACTATTACAAAGGCAGTCAATTTACTGTAAGCAAAGAGCTTATGACCTTTGTAAACATGCTTGTTGATAAGGGATTTGAGGAAGTTATTTTAATTGACGATAACGAAACTCCGACAATGATCGGCGACCTCGTTGACTTCAACGACAACATCTTTGATGTGTATTTCTCTGCAACAAACTCCTTCCATGCAGCCTACGAAGAAATTAGAAAAAATCGATCTGTGGAGAAACTAACAGATTATGACTAAAGGTGTATTAGTATTTGCACACAACAATAATCAGATCGACTACGTCAAACAAGCCTACTTTCTTGCACACAGAGTCTCCGAATATCTAGGGTTACCTACTACGCTTGTTACAGACAGTAAAAAGTATTTACTGTATAGGTTTTCTGATGCAGAGTCTGTATTCGATAATATCATTACAGTTGGCCGCCGCCAAGATTCAAACGACAAGGTTTTTAATGACGGCGCATTTGCGTCTAAGACTCTTCAATGGAGGAACGGTGACAGGCCGATGGCGTTTGAACTTACTCCCTACGACGAGACCTTAGTTTTAGACACTGATGTAGTAATCTGCAATGATACCTTTTTAAAGTGTTTTGATAACAAGAATGACTTATTGATGTACAAGGATTGTACTGACATTACTGGAATAGATCGCGGTCTTGAGTTTGTTAGTATATCGGATACCAGTGTTGATTTTTACTGGGCAACAGCAATGTTCTTTCGTAAAACCGCAGAGAACGAAATATTCTTTGGCCTAGTAGAACATATCAAAGAGAACTGGGACCACTACAGATACATTTTCCAACTAAGAAGCAGTCAATATCGAAATGATTTTTCGTTTAGTATTGCAGTTCACATCATGAACGGTTATCAATCCGGCCATTTCGTTAAGCCTATGCCAGGCACACTTTACTATATTACAGACAAGTCGTTGTTATACGAAATTAAAGACAACAGTTTGTTTATGTTGTTGGAAAAGCCAGACTACCAAGGCGAGTATACTGCACTTAGAATAAAAGATGCCAATGTACATGTAATGAATAAATTCAGTTTGAATAGGTGTATCGATGAACAGTAAAGGATTTTTGATATTTGCAGAAGGCAAAGAGTACGTTAAGCAAGCATACCTGTGTGCTTTAAGTATAAAAGCTGCCGGAAATAAGCATCCTGTGAGTATTGTAACGAACGACACACTGCTCAAAAAACAGGAAAGGGTTTTTGACAAGGTAATCGAAATACCCTGGTACGTGTCTGTAGACAGTCGTTTCAAAACAGAGAACCGATGGAAGTTGTACCATGCCTCGCCCTACGAACAGACTATTGTACTAGACAGTGACACGTTGGTACTAGACGATCAGGAACCGTTTTGGGAGTTTCTTGACAACTACGATATATATTATCCTTGTCGAGTCTTTAGTTATCGTAACGAAAAAGTCGATGAAGAGATAAATCCTTATCGAGTAGCTTTCCGTGAAAACAACTTACCTAACTTTTATAATGCAGTTCACTATTTTAGGAAGTGTGAGTTTGCGCATACATTTTTTGATTGGGTTGAACTGGTAACAAAGAATTGGGAGTTGTTTTATGGCAACTTTTGTAAGGAGCATTATCCGAAAGAATCTAGTATGGATATTACCACCGCAATTGTGTCACGTATTTTAGACATCGACGATGACATTTCAAACAGAGGATATTCAGCTCCCTACATAAAACATATGAAGCCTGCTCTTCAGGGCTGGGAAATAACTCCAGATAAATGGCAGAAGTATGTTGGTGTGTATCTCACAGATAATGTCCAGCTTAAAGTAGGTAACCATTTACAAACTGGTGTTTTCCACTACACCGAAAACGATTTTGTTACCACTGACATCATAAGGAAATACGAACAATGTCTGAAAAAATGATGTACGTAAAGTTCGACAAAGAAACAGGCAGCATTCTAGGAATCAAAGGTAAAGAATACCCAGGCGAAAACTCTATGCCTGTTCCTCTTGAACAAGTGCGCAAACTAATCGACGGAGAAGAACTTACTGACGACTATGAAGTAAGGTACGAGCCTAAACTCAAACGCCTCGAATTTGGGCATCGTCGAATCACTAGTGTAAAAGGCGACCATATCAATGACTTTATCTACGAAGTACCAACTAAAAACGGTAAGTCTCCGGATATACTAATTGTTCAAGATGTTAAGAATACATGCTGGAAAGTGCACATGGGTCGTGCACTAGGAGATAGCCTAAGGCAGAAAGGCGTCAGTATAAATGACACGATGATGTTGAGTATTACAGCTAAAGGCGATCCTAACGTTCTGTATAAAACTCTTTTTGTTGAACTAGGTGAAGTGGTACGCAATAACTACGTAGTACTTCCGTTTACAATGCCGTTTGAACACACAGAACAACCGATAAGTGTGTACACGTCGCGCAAGTTTGACACATACCAATTTAAGAGGATTTTTAATGACGAACAAGATTAGAGTAGTAGATCAAGACATTATATTTTTAAGCTACGATGAGCCCAACGCGGATAAAAATTACACAGATCTCTGCTCTAAGTTACCTTGGGCAAAGCGCGTACACGGTGTAAAAGGCAGCGATGCAGCACACAAAGCCTGTGCAGACATCAGCGAAACAGAATACTTTGTTACTGTAGACGCTGACAATATCATCGATCCAAACTTTTTAAATGTAGAAGTTGATCTAGACGAGCTCGCCCTTACAGATAAGCATGTTTTCAGTTGGTGCGGCAATGTTCATGTAAACGGTCTGAAGTATGGCAACGGCGGCCTCAAAATGTGGACACGAGAGTTTGTCAACAACATGAAGACTCATGAAAACTCAGACTCCAAAGATCATCGCAGTGTAGTAGAATTTTGTTTCAATGACCTTTACTATCAATTCAATGCCAACTATTGTACTAGTTACACAAATGCTAGCCCGTTCCAAGCGTGGCGTGCAGGGTTTCGTGAAGGTGTAAAGATGAGTCTTAACCAAGGCGAAAAGACTTCTGACATAAAGTCAGTATGGTGGCAAAATTACGATAGGCTGTTAGTTTGGTGTAACGTAGGAGCCGACGTTGAAAATGGGATATGGAGCATGTTAGGTGCTCGTGAAGGCGCATGGCTTACAAACTGCACAGATTGGGATTATACACAGGTGCGCGATTTTGAGTACTTGACAGATTACTGGGCAAAGAAGTCTGAAAAGATTGCTGACGCCGATGATGCTCTTGAAGAAGTAGGTTATTTTGGAATGGTTTTGCGTGAGAGTCTAGATCTTGAACTAGCAGAAATCGATGCAAACGGTTCTAGGTTCTTCAAGCAAGTTTACGAAAACACACCAAGAATTATAGGAAGAATTAAATGAGTAACCCCAATAATAGATTAATAGCTGTGACTAATGCACTAGACGAAGTTGGCCCAGGCTTTTGTTTAGCTAAATGGCAACAGGTCACTCTGCACCTTCACAGCGGTCAAACGCATAGTTGTCACCATCCGGCAGCGCATAAGATTCCTGTTGAAGAACTAGAAGACAATCCTAGTGCATTGCACAACACCAAGTTTAAGAAAAAACAAAGAAAGACTATGTTAGAGGGCGGACGCCCGAGTGAATGTGACTACTGCTGGCGTGTTGAGGATAACAACGACGACTCGTTTAGTGATCGTACTTACAAGTCGCAGGAGCCTTGGGCACTGCCGCATCTGAACGAGATTAAGTCAATGCCATGGGATCATGATGTAGTCCCTAGTTATTTAGAGATTAGCTTTAGTAGTGTTTGCAATTTCAAGTGTAGCTATTGCGGGCCACAGTTTAGTAGTAAATGGATGGACGAAATTCAGCATCACGGCGCATACAACACCAGTGTTCCGTTCAACAGCTTGTATCCGATGCAACGAGATGATACAGTGCCTATTCCTGTAAGAGAATACAATCCGTATGTAGATGCATTTTGGAAATGGTGGCCTGAGATTTCTGACAAGTTAAATCACTTTAGGATAACAGGCGGCGAGCCACTACTTTCTAAAGATACTTTTAAGATGCTGGATTATATCATAGAGAACCCGCTACCAGAGGTTGAGTTTTCTATCAATAGTAATATGTGTATTCCAGACGAACTTTTTGAAAAGTTCCTCAGCAAAGTAAAGATCATTTGCGATAACAAACTAGTCAAAAAGTTCAAGGTGTTTACTAGCGCCGAAGCATACGGAGCACAGGCAGAATATATCCGTCATGGACTGGACTACGATAAATGGTTATTCAACATTCGACGTGTTTTGACAGAAGTTCCTGAGTGTACCTTTACTTGTATGTGTACTTACAACCTATTGAGCATGATGTCGTTTGATAAGTTTCTCGAAGATATTCTGTCTATCAAGCAAGAATTTGGAAGCTCGCGGAGAGGAATCCCTATTATTCTAGATGTTCCGTATTTGAGGTATCCTCAACATCAAGCAATAAAGATTGCTCCTCCAGGATGGAATAGCAAGTATATCACTAAGCAACTAGAGTTTATACGTAATAATCTAGAAGACCCTAGCGCCCCGGCAAAAGCTAATTACGGATTTTATTCGTTTGAAGCTGACAAGTTTCAGAGGCTGCAAGAAGTGTTTTCCAACGAGAATCTAAGTCAAGAAGAACTAGATACTTTAAGAAGAGATTTTGTTATATTCGTTGACGAACATGACTGTCGACGCGGCACAGACTTTTTAGCAACTTTTCCAGAAATGGAAGATGTTTATCACGAATGGAAGTCTTTGTTAAACGCTTAGATTCTTAAAAAACTGATACAGCTTATTCTTTGAGTAAGCTGAGTTTTTCATTACATTGTAATTGTGACGTAGAATCTCTTCGTTTTTAAAACGCCATTCTATTTTCTCCTGTCTAGTTAATGTGTCTAGGTGTTTACAAACTTTATTGATACTTAGTAATAACTTTCTGTATCGAAGAGTGTCGTCTTCTTCGAAGTCAAAACTCAAATCAAACCACTCGTCGTACAGCTTGTACCCTAAGTCTTTTAGTGCATGATTGCAACCTACCTGCCCGTAGATAACAAACGGTTGAAATTTTAAGATTGGTTTAAACGTCTTCTCGCTGTAAAACAAACTAGTATTATCTAAATCATCCACCAAAGTCTCGTTAGTCAGCTGAAAAATAGTTTGATCAAAGATATGACCCCAAGGGAGTTCATCGGCCCAGTTAACGTCGAAGTTTTTATAGTCGACAATAAACGGCAGTTTATCAATCCATCGCTGTATAGAAACTTCACTGAATTTATGATTTTTACCCCATTCTTTTAGCTGCTCTATTCTTTCTTCGTCGAGGGTGTTGTGACTAATAAGAGCGTACTTTGATACGTTGTGATCACATAGCATAAAAGTTGCGTTTGTTCGTTCGTGTCGATTCACTCTACTTAAACTAGAAAAGTATCTTGACTCGAATTTCTTTTTACATAGTTCCACAGATTGTTTATAAAGTTCGTCTGCATCTAGGGGTTTACCGGTCCTCGGATGTTTTGCTTTTTTGGTGTACTTAGTAAAATTCTCGAACGCAAGATACGAGACAACATGAATAGGCCGTTGATTAGTTCTTTCTGCCCATGCCTTTATGTTCTCCTCGTCTTTGAGGTTTCCTGAAAGGTAAATTACCATACGCGGATCTATTTTACGTATTTCACAGCTTCTGTATAAGTAATCAAATATAGAATAATCGCCGGTAGGACTAAACCCTTCTAAAGATGCATCAAAAATAAAGAACATTCTTTTCTTTTTCATAGCTTTTAAGAGCTTTTTGTTAAGATACTTGAATACGTCAGGAGCAGTACTCCAGTCTCCGTATTCTAGTTGAGCAAGTATGTAATCAAAGTTTTTTAAATGACCGAGTTCGTTGTCTGTGTTATAAAACATATCGTCGAAAATAGAATCTAACATCCTCAGACTGGTGTGGTTTTCACTCGCTTCTCTAATAAATGGGTTTTTACTGATTACATTGTTCTTTCTTTTCATCGTATATTTATTAAAGAATTTCAGACCTGGCAACTCTGAACTATTTTAGCGATAAGTATTTTGACACAAACTAGGAGCTCAAGTGAATATAGGATTTATTGGAGTAGGTAAACTCGGCATGCCATGTGCAGAGGCTATGGCAGATAAAGGTCATGCAGTTTCAGGGTATGATATTGCTAAGGTCAGTAGCGATACTGTAGACGTTGTAGACACTATAGGCGAATGTGTTGTAGACAAGGATATAGTATTTGTTGCTGTGCCTACTCCCCACGACCCTGCGTATGACGGTAGTGCTCCTTCGTCGCACCTGCCACCTAAAGACTTTAGTTACGACATAGTCAAGCAAGTACTAGTAGAAGCGAATCTAAACATGAATGCAGACCAGTTGCTCGTGTTAGTTTCTACAGTGTTGCCAGGTACCACCCGCGAACAACTTATTGATCTTGTTCCGGACACTCGCTTTGTGTACAATCCCTACTTAATTGCAATGGGCTCAGTAAAGTGGGATATGGTAAACCCAGAGATGATAATGATCGGTACTGAGGACGGCGAACGCTCGGGCGATGCAAAGCAGCTTATTGAGTTTTACAAGACTGTAATGGAAAACGAACCAAGGTACGTTGTAGGCACATGGGACGAGTGCGAGTGCATCAAAGTATTTTACAACACGTTCATCTCCACTAAGATTGGCCTTGTAAACATGATTCAGGATGTTGCACAAAAACAAGGAAACATAGACGTAGATGTAGTAACCAAAGCCTTAGCAGATTCTACTATGCGTATCATGAGTCCACAGTATATGACAGCAGGCATGGGCGACGGCGGTGGCTGTGTGCTGCCTAATTTTCTTGTTAACGTAGATGACATTGAGATGCCTATAGAAGAACTGTACCAGCAATACAACGTCGACAAAGATCAAACTAGGGTAATTAAATCGTCAAATTATGCGTGTTCTTCAGCCGAGTATAAAAAGATAGACCAGGTTACTACTAGGCAATATAAAGGGAATATGTATAGATTTATAGTTGGTAGCAGTGAACTAATAACCACTAATGATCATTTAATACCAGTGTTGCGAGATAACACTAGACTAGTAGTAAGAGCAGAAGATATACTAGAAACAGACAAGTTGTATATGTTGGACAATTGAGGCATTTGTTATGTTCAAATATACTGTTAAATATTAGTATGATTATAGAAGAATATGTTTTAAGAGTAAAGGAAAAATCTAAACAAAACAAGACTGGTTATCGAGAAGTTAATAAACTATATCTAAAATTAACGTGCGACAACTGCAACAAGATACATTCTCGCTTAAAAAGCCATTATATTAAGATGATGAAAAACGAATGGTTTAACAAAGATTATTGTAATACTTGTTGGCAACCGATACTTTCTTCCAGGCCAGGTATAAAAGAAAAAGTGACGCAAGGAGTAAGAACTGCGTATGCTACTCGAGGTAACGAGATAAAAAAGAAGATATCTGAAAAACTAAAAGGTATGAATTTAGGCAATAACAACGGCATGAAACGCCCTGAGATTAGAGAAAAGGTTTCAAAAACTAGGTCTAAGCTCATGGAAGATAAGACATTTCGTTCTAAGTTTAAACAAGGTTCAATCGATGCCTGGGCAAGAGGATGTTATGATAATGCTAATACTTCTGGACGAGCTAACTGGCATACTTATATACATAGTAACGGAACTGCGTACAAAGTTCAAGGACGGTACGAGTTAAAATTTATCGAGTATCTCGATAATAATAATCTAAGATTTGAATGTCACAAGGGAAAGATACCGTATGTAGCTGATGACGGACTAACTCACCATTATTTTCCTGATTTTTATGTGTACGAATGGCAATCTTACGTCGACCCTAAAGCAACACACTGGTATAGAATACAAAAAAGAAAGTTTGAGCTGATGGCCGAGCAGCATCCGGACTTAAACTTACGCATACTCTTAGAAAGAGATCTAAAAGCCTTAGGAATTAAGTTATGAAAAAAAGCATTGACAGAATAGAGTCTTTTTATTACCAAGGTCCGGTATACAACGTAGAAGTTGAGCCAAATCATCCAACGAAAGACGACCAGTACTTCCTACAAAGTGATACTGGTATAGTAGTACACAATTGTCACCCGAGAGACAATATTGCCCTGCGTTATATGGCAGAAAAGCTAGACCTAGGATATGACTTGTTTGATGCAGTAATGACGTCGAGGGAGTCGCAGGCTGAAAACTTAGCAACTAAACTAGTCGATCTAGCTAGAGAAAACAATATGCCTCTATACATCCATGGTAAGGCATATAAACCTAAAGTACCTTACGTTGATGGGAGCTATAGCTTATTAGTAGGCTACTACTGTGAAAAGGCCGGCATACCACCGATTTATATAGATCCTTATACAGGCGACGATTATCAGCCCGAGCGTCCGGGCGTGTTTCTAATGGCGCACTCAGCAGCAATTACGTATGAATACACAGGGCAATCGACCAAGGACGAGTTATATTGCTCGATACCGCCGTTTAGCATCGTAGTAGATCCCTGGAGGAAGCTGACTTCGAGCGTAAGCGAAGTTATATATTATGGAAACACGAGGTTTTAATGACCAGCGATATTATCTTTGTTGGTCCTGAGAACGACCAATGGAAAAAACTTAAAGAAAAGTATCCTACTGCTAAAAGAGCCGATGATTTTGCCAAAGCACAAAACAAGTCAATGACTAAAATGTTTTGGGTTGTATGGAATGATATAAACGTTTGTGACAACTTTGACTTCTCATTGCAACCGGACGAATGGAGCAAGGAGTATGTTCATGTTTTTAAAAACGGTGAGTATTACGATGGCATAGTGTTATGTCCGAAAAGAATCAAGCTCAATCGTCGAGAATTAGAATATCGGTTCTTTATTAAAAAGAAAGAAGTTGACGAAATAGCCAGCCGTCCTAAGCCATTTGACATTGTGTTTATTTCGTACAAAGAGTCTAACGCAGACGAAAACTACGAACGGTTGCTAAAAATTGCACCTCGTGCAAAGCGTGTGCACGGCGTTAAGGGCATTCATCAGGCGCACATTGAAGCAGCTAACCTATGTGACACTGAGATGTTTTGGGTAGTCGATGGCGACGCAGAAATTGTCGACGATTTTAACTTTGATTATCAAGTGCCTAGGTGGGAACACGATTGCGTACATGTTTGGCGAAGTAAAAATCCTGTAAATGACTTGACTTATGGTTACGGAGGTGTTAAACTATTACCCTCAGAGCTGACAAAACGAGTAGACGTAGAGTCAGCAGATATGACAACTAGTATTAGCAACAAATTTAAAGCAGTTGAGGAGGTGTCAAATGTAACACGTTTCGATACAGATGAGTTTTCAACTTGGCGAAGTGCTTTTAGAGAATGTGCAAAACTAGCAAGTAAAAACATTAGAGGACAAATTGATGAAGAAACAGAAGCAAGACTCGAGACCTGGTGTAGCCGAAGCAATGGTAATAGTCTATATGGCAGGTTTGCGCGAGCAGGCGCTATACACGGTCGTGAATTTGGGCTTTCTATTGAGTCTAGCGTTCAGTTGGGCAAGATAAACGATTACGACTGGCTGTACGCAAGGTTCCTGGAGGACAATAGTGCAGCCAGTTAAAGACATACGCACTCTACATTTAGAGTTAACAGACAAATGTCAAGCACAGTGCCCGATGTGTGCTAGAAACTTTCATGGCGGAGCTACTCGTTCGTTTATACGCAACGGTGATATCTCACTTGACGTTTTTAAAGCATGGTTCCCTCCTAGCTTCCTATCTCAGCTCGACAATGTTTACAGTTGCGGAAACTACGGTGATCCTGCTTTTGCTCGTGATTGTTTAGAAATATTCGGATACATTAGAGAATGCAATCCGACAGTTCGGCTAGCCATTCATACAAACGGAGGAATGCGTTCTACTGAATGGTGGGCAAAACTGGCCAACGTATTAGGAACTCAATCAAACAGTGAAGTAGTATTTGCTGTTGACGGATTTGCAGGGAAGCACGAGTTATACCGACGTAACACTAAGTTTGAAAAAGTTATCGAAAACATGGTTGCATACGTGCAAGCAGGCGGCACTGCGAAAGTTGACAGTTTAGTTTTTGAACATAACGAGCATGAAACTAAAGAGCTTGAGACTTACTTGTATGACAGAGGTGTTAGTCAAGTAAACTTTGTCAGCACCAAACGCTTCTATGAAATGTCAGAGTTCGAAGTGCAAAACTTGGATGGTTCTCATGCATACAGTATTAAGCCTGCACAGTTGCCCGAGTTTAAGCAGACTCCGAACAAAGAAATTGATAAGTTATTAGACAACGACTTCAGAAGAAACGTAGCGGCCCAGAGCGTAATAGATCCGCAATGTGAAACAGAGCAAGGGATATATGTAGATCCGTACGGCAATATATTTCCTTGCTGTTGGATAGGCGGCGACTATCTCGAGCAGCCAGTGGAAGAAAATTTGCCCATTCATAAGCTGCGTAACATCGCTGTTCAGCGTTCAAAAGAAATGCTTGAAGATATAGGCATTCCTAACTGTAATGACGGTGTGTTACACACGCAAAATGTATTATGGCAAAAGATAGAAGATCACTGGCAGGGCGAAAATAAGTGCCTCACTTGCGCAAGACAATGTTCGTCGGCAATTTATGATGGTGGTAAGAAATGACAAACTATAACAGTATTCCGTTCAAAGACATTACTAGTTTCGGACAACAAACTCTTCTCGATAACGACTTGTTTTCTGTGTCTTGGATATTAGCGCGATTCTGCAATTACGAGTGTTCTTACTGCTGGCCCTATGCTCGTACAAGTATTCCGGACCATCGCCCGTTAGAAGTTTATAAGCAGACTATTGACGAGATAAAACGCCAGGCAAGAGCTAACGGTTTTACAGACTTTCACTTTTCTTTCTCAGGCGGCGAACCTACAGCGTATAAACATTTCGGCGAGTTAATAGATCATTACGCAAACGACAAATTGCCGGAATACCAAAGTATTCACATGACTACTAATATGTCACCAGGAAGTAAATGGTGGAATAAGTGGTTAGACTCTACAGATAAACTAGACCGTCGATCAATTACAGCTAGCTTTCACGGTGAGTTTGCAAACGAACAAGAGTTTGGCGATAAATGCTTGCAGTTACAGCGAGCAGGTGTGTATGTCACAATCAATCAGGTAATGGTGCCTGAGTTGTTTGAAGAGTACTACGAACGGTGCAAGCGTTTTGCGAATCGTGGCATAAACGTCACGTTAAAGCCTCAGAGCGACCCTACAGCAAGTTTTGTTGTATCAGGGTATACTGACCGGCAAAAAGAACTTCTCCGAATTGGGTTCCCACAAAAGTATGACGGAGAAGTAGTGCCGCAAGTTAGGCTAGAGGATGACCAAGGAAATAAGTATTATATAGATCAAGCAGAACGGTTTAACGCATTTGGGTTTAACAAGTTTCAGGGCTGGAACTGTAACGCAGGGTTTCAGAGTTGCATTATTAGAGAGCCCGGCGGCGAAATAAAACGTTCGTATAGCTGTCATGACGCACCACTTGGTACAATCGACCAAGGTTTTGATTTGTTCAAAGGTGCAATGCCCTGTGTTACGCCGACCTGTGTTAGCTCTGCTGATTCAAAGATACCCAAGGTAAAAAATGTCACAAAGTTGCTTTGACATAGTATTATGGTACGATTCTGATATTGGTAACTGTTCCTTGACAAGTTACGCATATTCTGAACGACTGCTTAAAGAAAAGTTAGATCTCATTGAGATCAATTATTGTCTTAAGAAAACTACAGATGCAGTCGACTACGATGATCTAAATGTCTATGTAATTGAACTAAAAGAAGTAGAACAAGACGTAAATGTATTCAAGGAAATACCCGAAGTAACAAAGCAGATGATCAGAGATGGCGTTTCGTTATTGCTTAATTTCGGTAAAGAAGGATTTGATGCCGGCGATTGGTTGTTACGTATTTACAATTACCTGAAGAAAGAGAACCTGCTGTCAGCAGATGTTTACCTTGTGTTTTCGGATCTAGACTTCCAATATAACTATCAAAGGTTTTTGACAGACAACGGAATCGATGATTTTTTTACTCGAATAATCAACTTTGATTATTTTAAAGGAGAGTATTACGATACACTTGTTGACATATCAACAGACGTTTCTGAGTATAAGAAGATTTCTGTCGATAGCAAAGATAAAAACTTTTTATTCTATAATGGCAAAGTTCGTATTTCAAGAGTATACGCTGTAAGTGAACTTGATAGGATGGAATTGCTAGATCATAGCTTAGTAAGTTTTGTGTTTGATACTTATATGCAGTCTGCGAACAGTATAGACGGTTGTATTAACACGCTTGCCGATCTAGGCATTGATACAGCTTATGCTCGAAACTTTTTCAAAAACAGGACGCCTATGATTTTAGACAAATATCCTAGTGACTTCTCGTTTCAGAATCAAAACCAGGTTGTCCAGAGTCACTATGATAGAACTTTTTTCAGCATAGTAAGCGAAATGTCGATGACAACACGATTTGTAACTGAAAAGACATACAAGCCGATATTTAATCAACATCCTTTTATATTAATTGCTGCACCCGGCATGTTATCATATCTGAAAGGACAAGGATACGAAACGTTTCCTGAACTGTTTGATGAATCGTACGACAGCATCGAAGATCATTTCGAACGAGTAAAAGCAGTGCTTGAACAGATAAGAAACTTCTGTAACTTGTCCAGCAACGAAAAGATAAAAAGGTTTGAATCAGTAAAGAACAAGCTAATACACAACAGAAAGAATTATATTCTTCAAGCTCAAACCACAAAAGCAAATGACATATTATCAATATTTGAGGTTATAAATGAAAGTAGAACTAGAAGACGTCCTGTTTTGGATGGACGCTATACGCAACTCGCTAGACAAGTACAGAACTCTTGAAAGTTTCTGGAAGGGACAGATACGCTCTAAAGTTTGGCTAGTAGAACAGTTACAACCTTTGCAGATGAACGATCAAACCACTATCTCTATCCACGGTGGCTGGCACGGTGTCCTTGCTAGTTTGTTGTTCAACAGTAACCTAAAGATTGACAAAATAGTTTCGTTTGATATCGATCCTAAGTGCGAGGAAATTGCCAACACAATAAATAAACGGCAAGAGATGCAAGGAAGATTTCAAGCAGTTACGGGTGACTGCACTAAGCAACTTTATCGCAGCGACATCACCATCAACACAATCTGCGAGCACCTTACCCAAGAACAATATGACCGATGGTTGAATTTAGTAGACAAAGATTCTCTCGTTGTACTTCAGGGTAATAACTACTTTGAATGTGACGAACATGTTCGTTGCGCTGAAACATTAGAAGAGTTTGAAAAACAGTCAAATGTACTACCTGTGTTCAAAGGATCGTTTAATACGCCAAAGTATACGAGATTTATGATCATTGGATATAAGAATATTATTTAAGTTCAGAACTAGGAGAACAAATGAAAGTATCAAAAATTCCAGGACTTGGCAGTTACGGTATATTCATCGACGGTGTAGATTTTGATCACCTAACAGATGACGAATGGATGGAGATTGGCAAACTGCAAATGGACAACCTTGTTACAATTCTAAGAGATTGTAATCTGGGATGGGAAAAGCAAACAGATCGAGTTTTGCGTTGGGGCGATACACGCTACGGAATACGCTATAATATCTTGAAGAAGTATCCTGGCATGACGTGGACACAGGTTGTCAAAGCATCGATAGCAGACAGTCCTGAAATCGAAGACGTTGATAAGTTACGTCTGCAGAGCATTGCAAGAATGCAGGAGCATAGTCCGGAAGGCAAACACGTTATGCGAGTGAGCGGACGTCGTGATGAAAACGGCAATGCCCTGGGCATGTTCGCAGAAGGCGAGCTATTATGGCACTCAAACGAAAGCGGCAACTTAGCATTCACGCCAGGTGTTAGTTTATTAGGTTCTGAGAACATGATCGGGTCTTCAACCGGCTTTTTAACTACGCCAGATTACTACGAAAACGTATCGGAAAGGTTTCGCTCTGAGCTCGACGAGATGGTGCTGATCCATAAGTTTACACCAGGCAAGATCAACCCAGGGTTGCGTATGGAGCAGGACGAAGTAATGCACAGTAATATGTGTCCTACAGATGGCGTTGAGATTCCAATGGTAATTCAAAGCCCGGGCGGTATCAAAGGACTGCACTATTCTATAAACACAATCTACAGCATCAAAGGTATGTCAGAGGAAGACAGTCAGAAAGTGTTTGATGAGATCAACAAAGAATTGTTTGTTGACAAATATATCTACGATCACGAATACAAAAGCAACAATGACCTATTGATGTTTGATAACTCGATTACTCTGCACAGAAGGTTAGGTGATATTAAGGATCGTTTGTGCTATCGTATCCAGCATGACTATTCTAACCTACAGGACGGTTTTTGGCAGCCTTACTTACAAGAGCCTTACCAAAGTAGGTACGAAGAGATCATCACAGACTTTGTAGATACAGCAAATATTCAGAACTTTAAGTTACCATCTACCGGCTGATTCTAGCTGTTCTAAGAACAGGGACTGATTAAAGCGCCACACAGTTTGGTCAGTTCCTCGATAGTTTACTTCCTTTACTCTTTGCATAACGCCAGTCCTTTCTAGTGCAGGTCCGAAGATATTGTGCACTCTTTGTTGTGTGCCTGCTTCAAGTTCGTTAGATGTAATATACAGTTTTGCGTCCTTAGGAGCCCAATCAATGCAAGTCGGTATAAGGAACTGTGACGTAGGGTTCTGGTGTTTAGTTATTACATAGATGCCTCTAAGACCGTTAGAGTAGGTCATTCCTTTGAGCTTGTCAGTGAACACGCAGGTTCTTGCAGCTATTCTATAGCTGTTCGGACCCATAACATCGTCGAAAGAGTGTGCAGCAACTGAGCCTACAGCATTTCCCTGGTAATACAGAATCCAAGTCTGTTTTTCACGTTCGTTGCGGAAACAATCTACTAGCATCCTACGCGAAGCATTATTAGTAAACCCTCTTCTGTCTGCTTCTTTATAGAAGTTAGAAAGGCTTAGGTCTTCTGACCAAGGTACAATTTCAAAATCACTCATTTAAGTCACTCGCTAAGAAAGAAAGAATTAATACACACCTGTCATTAGGTGAATCGTTGTATGCGTAGTGAGGCATACTTTCGTTGAATACATTTAGCTTGCCGTTTTCGAGTACGCTAGTTTCGTTGTTTACAACAAGACCAGCCGATCCTTGTACGTCGATGCCGAAGTGGTATTTGACAACATAGGTGTCGTCTGCTCCTGCAATACAGTCTTCGTCGTGGTCCTCGTGGTCATCTATTTTACTAAATGGTTTCAGTACAGAAAACGTTGCAAGAATAGGTTGTACCTTGAATGACTGAATAATTTTTACAGTCTCAAGATCTGCAAATTCTTTAGGCAAACCGTTGAGCAGTTCTTTGTTATAGATAAAGGGAGCAACCTGCCAAAAGTGTCCTGTGTTTTTGCGATTTTCAACAATGTCGTCCATGTTGTTGTAATCGTAAAACATATTAGAGTCTTTGAGAAACTTGTAATCTCTCTGAAAGGTAGATAGGTTGCTGAACAGTAGGTTACCGTCCACTTTTAAATGCGGAGTCAAGAACACTTTAGTTTCCTTACATCAATAGTTGATATATAAAAGTCTTTCTCTAGCACGAGTTTTACAAGGTCTGCGATTTCTTCTTCTGTGTTAAACGGTTCGTCTGATCGTTCTTGATCTTTTGTGCCAATGTTCAACGGACGTATCAATACGCTTTGCGGTTGATCATCGTACGGGTGTATCACACTTAGATCTTGATGTGCTTTGAGCAGAGCGTGTTTTGCAGCAATGTAATCTGTTTGATGTATAGGAGCCTGTCTGATTAAGTTCCAGGAGAATTCTGTAGTTAACCCGCCTATACTAACAATCTTTCCATTCTTGTTGTTCTGTTCCCACATTTGGTGAATCTGTAGCAGCAAGTCGACCTGAGCCGGAAAAACTTTACACACGTTTAACACGTGATCGTAGTCTAAAGACATCTCAACAATGTTGTTTACTGTTTCTCTATCTGTTAAATCATACCCTGTTGAACGAGATATACCTGTGCACTCGTGTTTGACTTTTAGTGAATCGTATAAGACTCTGCCCAATCCGCTGGTATGTCCTGTAATTAGTAGTTTCATATAAATGTTTCACAATCGCTTAAATCTAAGTTTAGGATATCTTCGGTCATAACACCGCCATATATGTGTGTTCTAGTGCTAGAGCCACTGTTCTCTGTACTGTGTAAGTACGTGGTATTTACAAGGTATATCCAGCCGTCTGCTGGGATATGAACCTCTTTACCGTCTATAGTAAACGTTGCTTGATCGTTTGTTTCTATAGGAATGTGGAATCTAAACTTTTCGGGACTGTCCTGATGTGGTGGCAGGCTTGTTCCTGGAGTATGTATAGACACTTGAATGTCTCTTGCTCTCGCCGGCAAACTTTTTACTACGTCTAGTGCATAACCTGCAAAGCACTCTCGTTCTCCTAGCTTGTCGTGTGGCATAGTAGGACTGTATTGTTCTTCGGCAATAGCCCGCATCCAAGGTACAGGGCCTTTTGTGTCATCACCCCACGTTAGCATTACCCAGGAAGCGTCATCGGCCATGAATTTTCCTAGCTGTTCGTTAGGATCGTATTTCCACATGCTCTTATGTTTGCTATAAGTCCATATCCAGTCGTTGTATTCGTTGATTAGGTTGTTGTACCATTCTACTATTTTCTGTTGATCTATAGGAATCCATCTTTTAATACGCCAGTCGGTTTCGAGTTCATCGTAATCTTTAATGCAGTCTACCTGTTTAGAAAGTTCATTTTGAGCCATTATCAAACCTCTCTACTAAATCGTTGAACGGTATATTTTCTTTCAGTTGCAAAGACACTGCTATTCTAGGAACGTCTGCTACTATCATATGAGGCAGTGCAGGATTAATTAAACAAGGACCCTCACTAGTCCACGCTGTAACTGGATCTACGTCTTTAACGTTTATAGGAATATAGGAACCTACGTTTGAAGTGCTCCAGTCTGGTAAGTCTTGGTTACCAAACTTTACTTCGAGATCGGCGTCTTGTGGTTCGTAAAAGTTTACCCTAGAGTTCTTAGTAAGAGTCCAGTTTATTGCGGCAGTAATTGTATCACCGTCTGGCCCTGAGTCTATGTGCGCAATATAAGGATCTTTAGCAAGCCAATGCCAGACTACTACTTTTCTTATTTCTATTCCTTTTGCTTTTAGATATTCTATAAAGTCCGGGTTTATAATATCAACGGAGTAGTTGTCTTTTTGCACAAAGTTGTCTGTTTCAATTGCGTCGAGCATTTCTATAAGATTTGTATTCAGCAATTCGTTTTTGCTGAAAGGAATGCGATTGCTGAGTTCAAAGTAGTAGGGAATCATAAAATTACTTATCTCTGTTACTGTCAGAATCTGAATAAGTTGTACACGCTATGACTATATACTAGCACAGACAAACGGAGAAATTAATGACAGACAATTCGTGGATGCAGCCCGAGGATACATCTTTAGGCGATTACCAACGCAAAATAGAAGCAGTGTCGGAGTCACCCAGCTATTGTGTGCTCCCGTGGATTCATTTTGCCACCCGTCCTAACGGCGACATGCGCTTGTGTTGCAGTGCAAATGCCTCAGGCGCGGGCAGTGACCACGAAGTAGGTCTGGTCAAAATGGAAGATGGCAAACCTGCAAACTTTGGTAAAGACACACCTATGTCAGCTTGGAACAACGACTACATGAAAGACGTTCGCAAGACTATGCTCAAAGGCGAAGTACCAGCGAGTTGTACAAAGTGTTTCAAAGAAGAGAGTCAAGGGGTTGTGTCAAAACGTATATGGGAAACACTTACATGGGACCAAGACGGCGTCGACATACCTTTCTTAATAAAGCAAACCGAAGAAGACGGTACAGTACCAGAGAAGTTACAATATCTTGACTTGCGTTTAGGCCACACCTGTAACATCAAATGCGTTATGTGTTCGCCGCACGACAGTTCGAAGTGGGTACCTGATCATAAAAAGTTAATTCCGGTTTTAGAAGATCCTGACGTTAAGCGTCAGATGCAGTGGGATCAGAAAGAGTTTGACAACAAGTGGCACGAGAAGGACACGTTTTGGAATGAAATGTACAATCAAATTCCAAACCTTCGTCAGGTATATTTTGCAGGTGGTGAGCCCTTGATGATTAAAGAGCATAAGCTGTTTATTGAAGAAATAATTCGACAAGGATATCAAGACAAAATATTGTTGCGTTATAATTCAAACGGGCTGTTAGTTGACGACGAGTTGATTGAACTTTGGAAGAAGTTTAGAAAGGTCAAGTTTGCTATTAGCATGGATGCGTGTTACGGTCGAGACGAGTACATTCGATTTCCTACAGACTTTGCTCAGGTTGAAAAGACGCTTCATATGTTAGACAACACGCCAGACAACATTCAAACCAGTCTAGCAACAGCTATTCAAATTTTTAACATCAAGCACCTGCCAGAGTTCATGAAGTGGAAGATACGTTCAAATTTTAAGAAGCTCAATGCAGGTACAGTTCCGGGCGGAGTACAGATGGGCGGCGGCCTAGTAAACATGCACCTACTGTATATTCCTACGTTTCTCAGTATACAGATTCTGCCAGAGGAGGATAAGAAAGAAGTGCGCGAGATATTCGCTGAGTTCAAGGAATGGCTATGGGACAATTATAGACAAGACGACGATTTCTGGCATATTAATCCTTATGGCTGGAAACGCTGGGAAGCAGTCTTGGCACACATGGACGCACAAGACAATAGCCACTTGTTATCGGGTTTCAAAGAATACGTAACCAAACTAGACAGCATACGCGGTTTAGACGCTAAAGAAGTATTCCCGGAGTTAGCACATTTACTATGAAAGAACTAGAAAGAATTTTTAGCTTGCAGCCAAAGAACGTATTAGATATTAGATTCTGGCCAACTGACATTTGTAATTTTAATTGCACCTATTGCTTCCCTGGCAGCAAAGATGCTAACTTTAGATATCCTAAGAACGTCGACACAGTTGTAAAGAACTTTAGATTGTTGTTTGATATGTATGCCGAAAAGTACGACAAGTCAAAATTTGATATCAATCTTGTAGGCGGCGGTGAACCTACATTGTGGCCTCACTTCGGAGAATTCTGCCGTGAAATAAAAGAACGTCATGAAGTTGAACTTACGGTTACTACTAACGGCAGCCGAACCCTGCGCTGGTGGAGAGATAACTGCAAACACCTTGACAAGGTTACTCTAAGTGTACATCATGAGTTTGCTGATATAGACCACTCGATACAAGTGCTCGATTATTTGTACAGTCAAGGTATCAGCGGTACAGCACTGGTGCTTATGGACGCAAGCGAGTTTGAAAAGTGCAAGTCTATTGTAGAAAAGATGAAGACAGAAAGCAAATATCCTTGGTTTATCGAAGCAAAGCCTATAGTAGAGTTTCCTGGCAAAGATCACCTTAACTATAACCCGGATCAGCAAGAGTATATGAAGAGTGACCTAAAGCGTATTCCGGACAGCGACTTTATTCTAAAGAACATGCACCTGTTTAGAACTCACGACAGCATTGCGTTCTACAGCGACGAAACGGTAGAGCCGAAGCGTACAAGTGATTATATCAACGCCGATGTGAACAACTTTGAAGGGTGGCTTTGTGATGTGCCGCTAGAGAATCTAGTTATAACATTCGATGGCACAGTAAGAGGAAGTTGTAATGCTGACTTGTTTGACGACTACAACATCAGCATGTTTTCTGAAACGTTTGAGGACGACTTTAACGCAGGCAAGTTTGAGCTAAAATCAATTGTGTGTCCTTTTTCAAAGTGTCAATGTCAGCCAGACACGCATATCTCAAAGCGTAAGGTTATTGCTTCCTCTTCGTAAGAGGGATATCAGCAGCACAGGTGCACCACTTTCTTGTGCAGATAACAGCATCTTCGGGGCGTTCGAAGGTGCCGTTATAAATGTTGCCTAAACTACCGCCTACTCTACAAGTAGCACGATGAACATCGCCGTCCCAGTTTATCATAAGACTTTCTCTTCCGGCGTAACATTTCCAACCTTCAAACTGATTTTGATTTTTCTTGATAATGTCGTTGGCGTGCATTTCTTTGTAATGGTCTACTACGCAGTTTGCTTGAGCAGTCGCATCTTGGTTCAGTATCCATTTTAAGTCTTCGTGGTTATATCTTAGGTCGTCAAACCAGTCATGCTTTTCAGTCCAGCGTATCCTGCGTACAGCATACTTGATTCCAGCAGCACGAAATAGGTTCGCTGCTTCTTTTACTGCTGGCATGTGTTCGTGGTGAGCCATTACATTGACGTGAAACGGCAGTATAGTTTTGTGATTGAAATCAATAATGGTGTTAATTGCTCTGTCTACTACTTTGTTGTCAAAGTGCAGACTAAACACGTAATGGTTAACAGGTTGTTTTGCATACCATTCCGAGGTTCGAGTTCCGTTTGTTGTTACGTTGATCCAGTCTACCCTGGTACTAGCGTACTCTAACAGTTCGTCTATCTTCGGATGTACACAAGGTTCACCGCCCGTGAGACTTATTCTTACAGACTTAGGCAGTGCAGCCAGTTTGTCTACAGTAGATTTTAGCACTTCTATATCTGTATGAGGTGAAAAGTTGTCGTGAATTTCTGCAGGACAATATGCACAATCGAGGTTACAGCGTTTGCCAAGGTTCCATTCTACTTTAATTTGCTTTTGATGGTTCCACTTACTTGTAACACTCTTCATACGTAGGGCTTAAACTCCGGGTTAACTTCTTCAAACGGGCCTTGATTACGTGTTTTGTCCAAGCGCCTGTTGAACTCAACGCAATCAGCCCATAAGTGATGCTGGTCTTTTGCTTTTAGATAGTTGATGTTATCTTGTATTTGCTGTAATGTAACAGTTTCTAATAGGCTATGCTCCTGTACTAGTGGATAGGATAACACTTCTGTTTTCATACGTTCTAGATTTACAATTATACGCTCTTTTAGCTCGTTGGGCAAGACCTGAGCACTTAATACTTGAGGATAATTTACACGGTGACTGTAAAAAACTATGCCCATCTTGTTGATAAAGTATTCAATAACCTTGTCGATCTGCATAATGTTGTTGGCCTGCACAGTAAACGCACCGACAATTCTTGTAACAGTAGGGATAGATTTCATTATTTTGACGTTTTCTTCTACGTCTGCGAACTTGCCGTTGCCGCGAATGTATTCATATACGTCGCCTAAGCCGTCTATGCTCACGTTTACAGCTACACTTTTGAACTTGGGCCAGTATTCATGTATGTTACGACCCTTGCTTATACCGGTTGTAGTACCGTTTGTAGCGTACTTTAGCTCTATATTGTCGCCCCACGGTGCTAGCATATCCAGAATCTTGTAATGGTTCGGGTCCATTAGAGGTTCGCCGCCTGCAAATTCTACTCTGCGAAAGTAAGGAAGCAGCTTCTCAAAGCTAATCCACCAATTTTCGGTATCGTCAAACGGCCCTATATACTGTCCGGGCTTGTCAACTAGCGCATCTACAGTAGGAATAAGGTAGTTGTTTTCTTTTTCGTAGAACTCAGTGACTTCGTTCCAGTCCTTCCAACTAGTGCTGTCCAGTGGGTTGCACATTCTGCATTTGAGATTGCATAAGTTATTGATTTTAACTTCTATTGTAGGTATCTCAAAGGGCATTGTGTAGTCGTCGTCCAAACTGTCCAATGCATCAGGATATAAGTTGACCCTGGCCTCAGGGATAACCCCAGCTATATGACGCTGTCGTAAGCTCTCGACGCCTTGATCCTCTAAGTCGAAGCAAGGTTTACACACATCTGGCCTTTCGTTGTTCAAAACCTGCCTGCGAACCTCTCGCATCTTGTCGTTGTTCCATATCTCTTCTAGTGAATTTTCTTGTATCCACCCAACAGGCTGCGAACGACAGCAAACTTTTACAGCACCGTCTTCGCGTGTTGCTAGTCCTGTGAAAGGATGCATACAAAACGTACAACTATTTGATTGCTTGTTCAATTGCCCACTCCTTCTCTTTGCACCAAAAACACTTTCCGCAGGTAGGTACTAGCTGCCCTGGTTTATAAGTTCGATAATCTAGGTTGCCAAACACTTCTGGATAGTCGTTTAGATCGCCTTCGCAGCTTCTAGTAATGTTTAGCAGTTCTAAGATGTCGTATTCTTGGTATTGTTTAACGATCCAGTCCTTCATAGTAAACGCAAACGGGTGGCATACAGTTACTCCCATGTGTTCCATGACTAACGGAAGGTGGCTTTCGTCTCTGTCTTCTAGTGCTCCGTCAAAGTGAACGCTAGGGTTTTTATTTACGGCAGCGAACCAAGCATCTAGGTTCTCTTTATGAGCAATGTACTCGTTATGACTGCGTAAGATAATCTGGTTACCGCTTTTGAGTTTGCCGTATTCGTCAACGATGTTTGGTCCTTTATCAGCCCATTCTAAATCAGGCGGGATAAACCCTTCGTGACGTTCAAAAGAGGTATTAGGAAAGTGATTGACCAGCCAGTTAAAGACGTCTAAGCTGTTCTGACGCTGCCAAGGTTTAGTTTTCCATCCTCGTATTTGACTAACAATATGAATTTCTGCATCGGTGTGCAAACAAACTAGAAAAGCTAGTAGAGCACTATCAGCACCACCGCTTACACTAACTCCTATTCGCTTCCATTTTTCAGAAGTAGGCAGGTCTACTCCGTCGATATTAACACTTTGGTATGGGTTCATGAAATTATTTATAGTCGCCAACCGATTATAAATAGAAAAAGAGGATGCTTATGACACACGATTTTAAACACGATTTAACAAGTAAGGTAAAGAACTGGTCGGCCAAGCGTGCTAACCAGTTTCACAACAATATACCTCGAGTAAACCCAGTTAAAGGCAGTTATATCTGGCTGCCGGAAGACAACGGGTTTTACTACTGGGGGAAAGACTCTGTTGATTTTTATCGACACGACGGTATGGTATTTTCTGTGCAGCGAAATTGTGCTGAGAATGACTGGAAGTGTCATTCAAGACTATACGAGTACAGTGTCGAATCTGGTGAGTTTAGAATATCAGAACCTGTATACCGTGAAACAATAATTATCAACGGCGAGGAATGGGTCTATACAGAAATCCGTCATCCGGGCGACGACATAGGATATTCTGCCCACTTTGAAGGACTAATAAAAGATACCTATGAGTACACAAGACACTGGATTGACGATATCACCATACTGATAAAGTACTTCCACAAGCTGGATAAAGAGTTTGGGTGCAAATATCCTTCGAAAGTTAAAATGACTAATCGTCTAAAAGACGATCAAGGCTTCTTTTGGAAGGATATTAAGTTCTGGGACAAGAGTTTCGAGTGGTTTTTTAACAAGCATCTAGGCGAAGTACAAAAGGCAATTAACCGAGCAGCTCACAACGGCCAAGATATAGGATGGGAATTAGCAGACTATGCAAGAGAGCAATGGACCAAGTGATTACGTTGTAGCGTTGTCTCAGGAAATACCTGAGGCATTGCAGAGCAACTCGGCTTTAGAAGTTGAATGTGCAAAAAATAGTTTTGTACAAAAAGAAATAGACAAAGATGTAGTTAATCCCGAACTAGTTACTTGGCTTAGTAACCTTGGGCTAGAAATTAAGCTGGCAGAGATGTTTTATTGTATGCCAGGGTCAAAAGTTCCGGATCACTTTGATGATATAGAGCCTGAAGGGTGCTGCAAACTAATTTGGACATACGGGAGTAACAGCGTGCCTTTGCTTTGGTACGGTGTGTACGATCAAGACAACGTTGTTCGTAAAAATAATTCTATAGGCGGGTACTACCTTACCTGTGATCCGGATAATTACTACTTTGCCGAGTCCACAATTATAAAAAACCCTAGTTTGATCAGAGTAGACAAGCTACACGGAGTGACAAACAACTCCAATGAGCCATGGTGTGCAGTTACACTGGTGTTGAAAGAAACAAACAGCAACGAGCATAGGGTCAACTGGGCCCAGTTAATAGAAAAATTACCAATCGAGAATGAAAATGGATAAAAATTGTATTGTAAAGTACACAGTGTTTGAAGCAGACGAGCCGCTAATAAGTGGTGAAATTCCCCTGCATTTAGTACAGGCAGGACGAGGCGGTGACAGTTCCTTAGAAGGTATGTGGTTAGCTGAGTGGGGGCCAGATGTAGAAGACTATCCTGGCAATTATCGTAGAATCGAAGTCTACTTTGACGACTTTACTTTTGTTATAAGGGACGATGCTCCGTTTCATAGACAAGAAGAGGACTACAAATGAGCTATGAGTACTACTACAACGATACTCCTGAGCACGGCAAGGTAAGAAACAACCTAGTTTACACAAGTTTAATTTCTGAAGATAAAAAGACTTTTGTGCAATGGTTTTATAACGACACAGTGTATCATCAAGATCAGAATCAAGTAATAGACCCCGAGTTAATGAACGAAAAATGGGACCGAGAAGTCTATTATCTAGAGATGATGCAGAAGCATTACCCGCATCTTGTGCCAGAGACAGAAACTGTTGATCGTGAGCAGAAAAAACTTTATCTAAAAATCAACGGCGTTGACTTTTGGCAAGTATGTCTCGATGCTGGCAAAGAGTTTCATGAGATATTGCCAGACTGGCAAGAACAAATGCTCGAAATTCTACAGGCTCACAAAGATCTAGGATTTTTCAAGTATAGTCTTCATCCTAGTAGCTATTTTCTAATAGACGGACAGTTAAAGAGTATCAACTATTTCTTTTGTCATTCTGCAACCGAAGTTCCGCAACCAATGCAGATATTCCAAAGTCATATCAGTCACGACAGACAAGCTAAGTTATTAGACTATTTTAAGGAAGTAGGACTATCGTGGGACAGTACGTTAACATGGACAGATTATCAAATTATTGCGCTAGAAAGTTTCCGGTTCAATTACCCTGACAGCTTTATCGATCGAGCCAAACAGATTTATGTTTCTTAAAGACCTAAAACATGCAATAGATGTTTCGGCACTAGTAGAGTGCCTATCTGATGTTGAATGGAACGATGCAAACAGAGCAAACCTTAACCATCCGACTGGCCACTGGCTATACGATCCCTACGAAATAAACGAAGAGTGGAGGGGAACTCCGTTCGAAGAGCTGTTGTTAGAGTTAGAACAATACTCGATCGGCGAAGCTCGTCTTATTAAACTTGATCCAGGAACCTGTTATTGCTCCCATGCTGATATCGACGACCGAGTGCACTTAAATTTGTTATCAAATAGTCAGTGCTATTTGATTGATCTAAGTAGTAGCAAGATGCATAAACTAGAGGCTGATGGTAAGTTGTACCATATGGACGGAGGTCGTATACACACTGCGGCAAACTTTGGATCTAGCGAGCGTGTTCAGTTAGTTGCAAGAATTAGGTTGACAGATTATGAAATCGCCGACTTTAAACGTGTTGAATTAGTGTTTACAGATAGACCATACGACTTGCGTTACAACATAGACAATTCTGTGTCGGTCCTAATGTCAAGGTTGATAAAAGAAAAGAATATGAAGTTTATCGAATATGCTGCCGATCGCATTATTGTAGAAGTAAACGATACAGCATTAGATAGAATCGCACAAGAGTTAAGCAAATTAGAAGTCCAATATAAAATACAAAGGAGAAATGAATGATACGAGGCATTAACGGTAGTCCATACGTTAACCTAGATTCTTACATCGACGTTGAAGGATTCTCAAGCCTTCATTATAAGATATGCCGAGGCCTAGTGCAAGCAGAGTATAAAAAAGAAGGCAATATGGTAAAGCCCGGTGGCTGTGATGGTGCTTTTGAGTTACCTATCAAACCGTTATACTTAGCTCTTGAAGAATACCACGAGTTGCCCTATGATCACGAGATACGAGTACAGGGCAGAGAGTTGGGCGAGTATGACAACAGAGACCAGTTTATGCTGTTTCTCAAGCTAGCAATGGGCGCATACGATCCTTATCAGTTTGTGTTTCTAAAAACAGAAGCAGGCGGCTGGGAATCGAGGTTTGAAGAAAAGTCTTGGACACCAGACATTCAATATTTTCCAGAGTTAAAGGCATGGCTCGAAAGTCTTGTAGAGAATAATATCTTGACGCATTTAGGTAGAGTGATTTTCTTCAAAGCAGAACACGACTGTTGGATGCCGTTGCATAGAGATCTAATATTGCCAGACGAACACGATTACTTCGGGCACCGTCATGAGTTTATTCATATGCGAACTTGCTTAGACAAGCCGTTCTATATATGGGATCCAGAGACTGACGAAAAGATACTAACCGAAAGCCGTGCTACGTTCTTTAATGATCAAGACTGGCACGCTGGAGGTACATCGCCTACCCAAACATTTAGCTTGCGTATAGATGGTAAGTTTACAGACGAGTTTCGTAAGAAGATCGGTCTAGACGACGTTGACGAGTATTAAATTGCAATTACTTGTAGAGTATACTTAGGTTCGGGTCCTAAGTTACTTCCGCCGTGTGGTTCCCAGAAGCTAAAAGACCACACGTCACCCTGCCTTCCGTCGGATATGATTGTGTTACCATACCATAAGTGATGCCAAGGTTTTACATCTTCAGGTAAGATCACAAGCCTTTTGATGTTCGAAATATCTTTTTCAGCAATGTCAAACTCCTCAATAAAAGCATCAACAGTATCGATATGCTGAGGAATACAGCATCCTGGATCTATTCTAGTAATCCATACTTTAAACTTATCGAAATCGTTGTACAGTTTATTGTACAGCTTTTCTAAAGAGTAGTCAAGACTGTTTGTGTTTATAATTTGCCACCTAATACTATCTTTGTTAACAAATGCAGACGTAAACGTTACTTCTCGTAGCTCGTCGTATCCAGATGCCGAAGCGCCTTCGTATATATCGTAGTTACGTATAGGAACTTCGCTCCAGTCATGTGCTCTGATAGCGTCAAGTACTTCGTTGTTAACGGCGTCCTTCCACATGCCAACGTAACTAGGGTTTCCAGTTCCATTTCTTTTTAAGTAATCTAGTACTCGTTTGTCTGCTGCGCTTGTAATTTTCATTCTATTCCTACTATATGCATCACGTGCTTGACGTTAAATCCGCAATTAAACCCGAGATGGTATTCGTTCCATTTATCCCATCGGTATACAGTTCCTTGCGAAATCATATGAAAGCAGTTGTCGCCAACTATAAACACCTGTCCTATCTCAGGCTTACTTAAAAAGACTGTGTACCTAACAAGTTTACCTTCTTCGGCCCACTTGCCTGACTCGGTTTCTATGTCCCAATGGTAAGGTACACACTTGCCTGGGCGTATAGTACTTATCCATACATTTTTTGGAGTTACTTTTAATTGTGCTGCAATATCGTCTACGTATGATTTGTCGAAATGTGTGTTGGGGTAAAAGTTTATCCATTCTACAGAGTCGTTGTCGAAGTATCCGCCACTATTCCATTGATGCATCATCTGGTCAACTGACTGCTGAATGTCGCTACTAAGATCTATATCGTCGCCGTAAGGCCGTTTGGCTGTTTTATAATGGCCGTTGTCGATGTCGAGAGTAGTTACGAGGGCTTCAAAGTCGAACTCTTTTTTAATACGCTGGTAATTTTTGCTCATAAATATTGTATGCTCACACTTAACGGACAACCTTATATCACCTTAGACAAATATTTAGACATTCCAAAGTTTTTATCTTTGAGAAATGACTTCGAGTTTCTCGTGGCAAACAGTTGGGAACATATCAGAACTGGAGTATGGAATGCAGGAGGCCACGCACCAGATGACTACTATAATGCTCCAGAGATTTTTAGAGAAAAAGGACTGCTGTATTATGTGTATCGCCAAGCTAACGAGGATAGAAAAACAGACGAAAAACTTGACAAGCATCTAAAAAACTTTGAAGATAAAGAAGACTTACACGGATTGTCAAGATATCTCAAACTCCGTTACGATGCATATGACCCGTATAACATACTCAATATTCGTAAAACATTTGGCTCGTTCTATGCTGCTGATTCGTATATATTTACAGCGGAAGATTGGGAGAAGTATTACTGGGAAAGTTACATGGATGAATATCCTGAAATTAAAAACTTTATCATGAACGATTTACCGTTGGAAGAAATAGGTGTTGTTACACTATTCTTTAACGAACATTTTGTTGTTCAAAACTTCCATCGAGACTTTAATTACTTTCCTTATGAAAAAGGTGATGCGCCAGAGACGTTTCCGCATAGACAAGAACTTATTTGGTTAAGATTTGACCTTGATCGTCCTTTTTCTCTATTTGATATGGATATCGAAAACGGCAAGGTAATAGAAGAATACCCTGTTGAAGGATATTCGGCGTTCTTTAATCACCACAACTGGCATGGGTGTTTCAAAGGCAGTCCTTATACTTCGATTACTCTTAAAGTTGAGGGTAAGTTCACCGATGAGTTTAGAAAACAAATCGGTGTTGATAACTTAGAATACTACTATAAAGAAGACTGAGAGTTAACCGGTGTTATTTCGCCTTGACTGAGTAAGGCTGTAATTTACGAAATATCGTTATCTAGTACGTACTTTACTTCAGTTACTTCGCTGTTCTGTGGCATTACAAATTTGTATTGCAATGCACGAGCCGTCGGATTCTCAACTAGAGCAAAGATTGTTTCTACTTGTTCGTCGACCCAGGCCTGAGTGTCTATAGCAGTGTGTTCAATTGATCTGTCCGGAACTGCTATAAGCTCCGGTACAAACCCAGCGTCGGCAAAATCTACATCAACACTTCTAACAGGCAGTTCAGGCACCGAGTATTGAAATAATCCGTTGGATAGGTCTAACATATACATTTTTGATCCATCTGGACTAAATTGTACTTTTCGGGTACGATCTCCTTGTAGTCGTACACTGAATCGTTCATTGGCATAGGATGCAGTACTAAGATCGTACGGTGTTGAGAGGTCGAACCTGTATACGCTGTTATTAGTATCGCCGATTACATACATTCTTGAGCCGTCTGAGTTAAACGTTAACCCTTCCGGACTGCCGACAAATTCTACGTTTAAAGATATGCTGTCGTATGTTGTTGATGTTATTTCGAACGCAGTTGACAGGGTATACTGGTAGACAGTATTTGTGTTGTTGCCTACAACATACATCTTAGTTCCGTCGCCGTTAAACGTAAATCCTTGCGGTTCGGTTTCTTCGTTGCCAACACTAAACGTTCCGCTATCGGTACTTCCGCCGGTAATAGTAAACGCCCCGCCCGGAAGTACCCATTCAGTAATCAATGTAGTACTACGACTTAACCCAAATATTTTTGTGCCGTCGTTGCTAAACTTAAAAGAATAAGCAAAGTCGATGTTAAGTATCAAGACGTCACCGGAGTCTACTGCACCTGTTATATCGTAAGCAGTTGGTAGAGTGTACCTTCTTATAATTTCTGAAGAACCGGCAAGAATAAAGAGCTCAGTACCGTCGTCGTTAAACTGAAAATCCAACGGGTCAGTGCTCGGATCAAAGTTAACATTATCGTAAACTGCTCTAGATATTACTGGCTTGTTACTAACTCCTGACTCTGTGACATTAGAGATAGTTACTGCTGTGCCTGGATTTGCTTCTGTGGAATTAATCGACCCGTTTATAGAATATTGATAAATTGTATCGTCGTTTGCATTTGTGTTATTAGAAAAGTCAGTTACCATGTACATTTTTGTACCGTCAGGTGTAAAAGTAATGCCTCGACTATCAAAGGACTCAGGACCAAAATCATAACGAATACCGCCGTATGTTATTGTAGCTAACTCGTATGGCGTATCTAGACTGTACTGGTATGCATACCGTCCACCTGACCCAGCTGTAAACAGCCTTGAGCCGTCTGCGTTAAATGCTATATCGATAGGGTCGTCTTGAGCACCTGCATCGAAGGACGCGCCGTCGTAGGTCAGTGTTGTTATATCATACGGCGTAACCATACTATAAGGATAAAGCCTTCCTGATCTTACGATGATCAACTTTAATCCGTCGTCGCTAAACGCAAGACACTGAGGCGAATTAAATCCTTCAGTTATTTCGAAACTTATGCCACTGTATGACATGGTCGACAAGTCAAATCCAGTACTTAAATTATACTGTGTAACTTGATCGGCGCCTGCTCTGCCCACCATAAACAGCTTTGTACCGTCATCGTTAAATCTGAAACCTCCTTGAATAAACATTACATCATTTACATTGTAGCTTACGCCGCTGTATGACATACTAGAACTTGATATATCGTACGGAGTAGTTAAATCTAATTGATACAGGTTACTGCTACCTATGCCTAGCATAAACAATCTAGTGCCGTTGTTGTTAAACTGTATTTTCCAAGGATCGGAGTCTAACGCAAGGGCATCAAAAGAAACACTGTCCCACGAGGCGTTATCTATACTTGTGCCGAAACCGCTTGGATAAGGTATAACATCGTCACCGGCTTCGAATGCCAATCCGCCTGTATATTCACCTGTTATATTGGTTGTTGATGCAGTGTTTATAGCAATAAATGAGTTTAGGCACAAACACCTCGGCGGCTGTTGTTCAAAGGAAGTAAACATTCTTGGTAGATTGTCTTTGCATACTACACTGGGGACACCACTGAGATTCAAGGAGCTAATATCAGCAGTGTATGTTCCGCTGTTATTGGTAACAGCGCCTACAGTTCCTTTGATCACAGTTGAATCAGTTCCAACTTTAACAATTATGTTTTGTCCCTCTACAGGAATAGCACCGGCTGATGTTACTAGTTCGGTGCTAGTACTAGTACCGTCAATAGTGTATTTTTCACTGGTTCCTTTAAAACTTGGAGTATAAGAAGCCAGTCTGGATCGCCAGTGTCTTGTTCTTTAGTAAGACCGACGAATGTTCCGTTAGTCTGATTTGATCTTAGGATTGTCATATTTGGCTTATTCCTTGGTTGATATCTGTTTCGTTTTCAAAGTTTGTAACAACTATAGTCTCGGAAGCAGAAGGCTCCACAGGCAAAAATCCTGGCCTGAACTTCGTGAGATTGTATTGCACCTGGAATACTTCTGCGTCAGGGTCACCGTCAAACCTAAATTGAAGGTGTCTTGAGCCTAGAGGTGTGAATTGTTGGCGTGATATTCTCTCGATATTATTGCCAGTCCATAATTCACTAGCAGGATTATCTAGACGTGTTGCTGTGTTTGGTATGTCTATTTGAACAGGTGCATATCCTAGGTTGTTGAAGTTAAATGCAATAATTTCAGTCTCTGCTATTGAATACTGATACACAGAGTCAGAGCCAGGCCCTATTATAAAGATTTTAGTTTCGTCTGCGTTAAATACAATTCCCCTAGGTGCACTTTCTTGCGTGCCGACGTCGATCAAGTTTTGTATATAGACAAGACTTGAGATATTATACGGAGAGCTCATTACAAACTGAAAAACTGAGTCTTGATTTCCGTCGAGGATCAGCATCGAATTGCCGTTATCTTTAAAAACAAAGTCTTCCGGGTTAGTAAGTTCTGAAGGTAATATATAACTGTTACCGGTATATGTTGAACCATCAATGTTAGCAAAGGGAGAAGGCAACTCGTATTCATATATAGTGTCGGTGAAAGCGTCTAACACAAAGAACTTTGTACCGTCACCTGCAAATCGCACAGATCTAGGCGAACTTGCCTGGTCACCGACGAATTCTCTGGTTTGGTAAGAGGCTGTTGCTAGATCGTACGGAGTTCCTAGATTATATTGGTTAATTTCGTTGTCGCTTGCTCCTATGAAGTAAAGCCTTCGACCAGAATCGCCAAACTCGATACCATTTGTCTGGAAATCTTCGTTACCGAGTGAAATACTAACACTGTCGTATGCTAGCGTAGTAACATCGTACGCTGTTGACAATGAGTATTGATAGATAGTATCAGTGCCGTGCATA